ATCGCCAAACACATAATTATGAACGCTACAAGGCAGTTCCTGCACCGTACCGTTATATAAATAGAAATTACCATATCCCATAAAGAATACGCCACTTGAAGAGGTTATAGCTGCTTTAGGTGCAATAAGTCCTGATGCTTCATTTATAAGATTTAGAGAGAAAGTCAAAGGTGCGCCTACAAACTGCATAGAATATACAGAAGTATCCGTAAAGATTACAACTTCTTGTCTTGCTTTGACTCCGCCTACTATACTGGAGCCAGAAGACAATCTTACCGATCCAGCGGTATTGGTAATTTGCGGTTCAAAATCCAATTCGTTTTCTTGATCAGAAAAAGCAACTAACATCGGGTCTATAGAACCAGTTCTAGCACTACCTGAAATTGGGTCTGCGCCTAAGACAATAAGATGTCTGTCAACTTCTGAGGTTATAACTTGTAATCCTACCGTTGGAACAAGGTTAGCTCCTGTAATATCAGACAATTGAACTGCTCTTGTACCTGTCCCGTTGTTTTCAAACCAACGATAAATACCGCCACCTCTTGTATTTATAATAAGATTTTCACCAAAGTTATCATGTGTCCAAAGTCTTAGCTGATTGTTACCACCTAATGAAGTTGCAGAACCCCAACCAGTCGCTCCCCAAGTACCTACACCGTAACCCGTTGATTGTACGTATACATCCAAACCTGTATTAATCTGGTAGACGGCATCTGTAGCAGAACCGCCGTTTCCAGAATCACTTGCGTTAGCTGTTACCGTAGAACCAGATGTATCTTTAGCCGTTATAGTATAAGTGTTGGTACCTGTTACCAAGTCTATTTGGTACTCTTGATTTAGAACAGTAGCTGTAACTAAACCACCCAAAGATACAGCATCAGAAAATGTAACAAAATCACCGTTTACAGCGCCATGACTGGCATCAGTAACCGTTACAGTAGATGAACCGTCAGTAGCGGCGAAAGTAGCTGCGTTTGTTGTTGTTTTACGAATTGGAGTGACGTCAGCAAAGGCTGTACCGTCTTTAATGTAATACTTTAAATGTGTTCCTATACCAAGATATTTATTACCACCTAAAGATATCCAATTATGCAAAGCCCTTGCAGTTCCTAGGTATGTACTATCGGTTAGTTTTTGCCAACCGCCAAACTTTTCTACTCTGCCTTCTCTAAATCTAATTAGATTACAATCAAACCAACCGCCCTCGGCACTATAAGCTGTTCCTTCTCTGTAGATGCCTGGTTTAAATTGTACTTTTGAATATGGCATTTAAACTTTCTCCCACTCTTTTCCTTCAAATAAATTAGCTTCTGCTTCTCTTCTTTTGACAAGCCCTGCAAGAACCTCGCCACCTGCTTTATTCCAGCGTTTTATTTGTTCTGGTACGCCGCCGTAATCTCCTTCGTTGAGGATACGTAGCAAAGTAGACTCTTTTAGATTGGTTGGTCCTAAGTTATACACCCAACAAACCAAAGCATCAAACTGACACTGATCAAGTGGCACTTCGACCATACTATTTATATAACCCTCGTACTCAGGCATCTCTTCTTTAAGAAGGTTTTCTGCCTCGTCTTGGTTTATCTTATCGCCCTCTTTTACATCTTTGATGTGTCCGTAGCCTATTGTCCAAACCCCTACGGAGTCTTGGTAGCTTTCTAATCTACAACCCTCGTAGTTTTTTATTAAAGATATACCTTCTTCAGATATGTTCATTTTAGTCATCTTTGTTTGGTGTATTGGATGCTCCAAAGTAAAAACTAATAATAGCTGACGCTAAACCACCTAGGTATCCGAGAACCAGATTGATCAAAGCCTCTGAGTTCTGTTCGGGGGGCTGGATGGTGACTAAAAATATATAACCCATAAAACCACCAATAACAGCAATACCGATAATTCTGGCCGTCCAATCTTTAGAAAAAGTTGTTCTAGCGTTTTGGGTGTCTTGTACTTCTAGTTTAAATACATCTACCTCTAATTCTTTCATTTTAAGTTCAAACTCAGTTTCAGCTTTTTTCAGCTCAAGCATTTGTTCAGGTGTGGCGTTGTCTATAGCTTTTTGTATTTCTTTAGGTTCATTCTTACAACCCAATACATCTGCAATCATGTTTGCAGCCATACCGCCCATCGGTCCGCCTAAAGCTGTTCCGAGTGTCGGGGCTACTGATCCAACTAAATTTTTAAGTAGTGCTTTCATATATCCTCCAAAGTAAATATTTTTAAAGGCTCACTAATACCCTTAACTTCTATTGGTTGTAATGATTTTAGCTCAAAATTACAATTTTTTGCAGTCTCCTCTGCAATTATTAAATCTTTCCCTACAGTCTTACAGCTAGATTCACACCTAGCAGCAATATTTACAGCACTTCCTATAGCGCTATAATCAAATCTTGTATCGCTACCCATATTGCCTATAACTGCTTCTCCTGTATTGATACCGATACCTATAGATACACCTACATCCGATTCAGCAAATTGTTTTTGTATTTCTTTTGCACACTCTACGGCTGCTTGTTCGTGATTTTCTAAATCTATAGGAGCGTTAAATATAGCCATCATTGCATCGCCTATATATTTATCTACCATACCCTCGTACTTTTTAACTGCGTCTGATTGGATAGTGAGAGCTTGATTCATAATTTGAGTCACTTGTTCGGGATCCATATGCTCACTCATCGCAGTGAAACCGCGTACGTCAGTAAATAGAAAGGTACATCTTTTCTTTTCTCCGCCTAACTTAAGTAAACTGGGATCAGATTGCAAAGCCTTCACTTGTCTAGGATCTAAATAGTGTTCAAATTGTTTCTTAATCTGCTGCCTTAACTTGTATTGTTCTCTGAACTTTAAATAATAAGAAACGCTACCAACAATAAATTGACTGATAAGTGTCCAAGTCACGTCAATTAAAACGCCATTTTTTATGGTGTATATTCCGCTAATAACAACTACAACTAAACTTGCAGATAGACCTATCAAACCTACAGTCATACTAAGTTTTTGAGTCAAGTACCAAGCCAGTAAAATAAATGTTATGAATATTAAAAGCTCTGCTGCTAGGTGCCATTCGGGTATTTTAGGAGAATTTGTCAATAAAATTGATTCAGCTAAAGCCGCTTGTAAGTGATGTGGATTCATCAGACCGTTGGCTGTAGGCACTTGTGGTAGTATTCCGCCTCCGCTTGTACCAATAATTACATACTTATCTTGAGCTAATCTAATATCACTCAAATTAATAATAGGAGTATCTACGTAGCTTACCCATTTACGCATCAACGGATCTACTGATATAGGTGGGAGTGATGGTATACGTATTTCACCATCAGTCATATTTATAATGTAGGTGTCCTGACCTGTAAGCTGTTTGAGTATCTCTATAGCAAAGCTTGGAGCAAATCCATCAGGAGTTCGTAGCAGTAATGGTATTTGTCTTACTAAACCATCTACATCCGTTGGTGCTGATGCCACGCCTTGAGATGCGTAATTTTTGAGTATGTCAATATTTTGTATCACGCCTCTGGCTTGAAAGCCCCCACCTGTATCTTCGCCCAAAACAACTGTACCTACCGTTGGAGGATAACTTTTGTTATCGTTTTCAAACATCGCCAATACAGAAGGACCGTAGCTCAAAGCCTGAGCAAACGCTTCGTCTCCACCCAATCTATCTGGTTGCGGAAACGTAAACGCCCAGGCTTGTCCAAAGCTGCCAGCCTCTAAAAGTTCTATTTGTATCTCAGCCAATCTTTCACGCGGTAAAGGCCAACCCCCTTCTTTTTCTATATCTTCTTCGTTAATATCAAGAATTACAAAATTACCTGTAGGTTCTTGTTGAGAAACAAATGTATCAAAAGTTTTTAGTTTTAGTATTTCAAGCGGCGTAAATTGCAAAGCGAGGGGCGCTATTAAAATTGCAAAAAGGATTGGTAAGATTAACCTTTTCATCAGCTACCCTGTTTGATGGTAATTGTATTAGACGAGCCACCATTTACTTTAACTACGTTCTCTACGCCATTTTGAAAAAGAACCAAGGTATAAGCGCTAGATCCGTCTAAATCTAGTCTAAAAGTATCTCCTACTGATCTTCTAATACTAATCATTTGGCCTGTAATTATTGTTGTAATCTGAGTGTCTTTATCTTGACCTATATCTGTACCAGCTATTGTAATACCAGTAGCAAGCTTACTGAGTTGATCTTCCTCGTCATCAACAGCAAGAGCGTCAATAATATTTAACAAATCCTCAAGAAAATTTACGTCAAGGTAGTTTATATCTAATTCTGTAAATTCTAAGTCTGCTTCATTATCTAAAAAATCTTCTGCTAAGAAATCTATATCTAGGTCTGCAAAGTCTAAATAATCCGCTGTACCAACCTGTTGTTGTTCCTCAGAAAAATCTTGACGTTCATCTGGAGGATTTACTATTAACAT